ATATAATGTTACGCGCTGTACGATGGTAACCAAATAGGTGGCAACTGGAGATAAGTCGGGTGATCCGGAGTGCATTATGCTTATTTGCCATAAAGTTGGCAACGCGGTCTTTGTGAAATGATGAAGAATAGGGTTGTATTGGCTCGTTGTCGCCAAGATAATCATATCCAAGAAACGTTAAAAACTTAGATATACCGCGATGAAAATTGAACATGCATTCTTCATCATTTTTAATGCGATTAATGGTTGCAGTATCAATCGGCTTGATTAATGAGCTAGCACTTTGCTCCTTAGTTGGGAAAAGCCACTGTATGTAATCGTGCTTCTGTTCCATGGTATTATGGTCCATAGCCAAGACATCTGATATTTTGAAGGTGGCCGTGTCTTTAAAAAAACCAAAATAATCAGGCCTGTCCAAGTCAATTGTAAAAACATCTGGGGTGCTACTATCAGAAGGTGGACTTTCTGTGTCGGTTGGCGTGTCATACTCAAGTGGCGATGGTGGCTCGATTAGAGGTGCAGATGGTTCAGGAGAGGGTGTGGCATCGACGGCAGGTGCATCCGGGAGTATGATGGGTTCGGATGCGGATGGTGCAGTAACAACTGGCGGTTCGGTGATGACGTATGGTTGTTCGCTAATATGTACAATCTCCTTAGTATACACGATTTTATCCTCTAACTCTATGACGTTGAACATATGAATGAATACATCATTATTATTTGTGTTCTCGACTTCACCGACCGCGTTGGTAGGTTTAAATAAGCGGTGGAACCACTTCTTAAAGCGGAGCCATGGTATTCCAATATTAAGTCCGAGAAATTCAACATCACTCATTTCATCGTACAACTTGTCCTCATGAAAAGCATCTGAGACAAGATTGGTACGTCGCTTCCTCTGGAAGGCACCGATGACAAATAGTGAAACGAGCGCATCATAACGATTTTGTAATGATGTGTTCCAATTTTTACGAATGACAACATTATCGACTATTATTTTAGTTATAACTGCTTCGAAATAAGCGGCAACATCACGAAATTTGTAGGCGCCATCATTAACACGATTGGCATAACTCAATACCTGGCGGACCGCATCGGATGGTACACATATATGTGGTAAAT